AAGTCTGGCTTGATCTTCTGCGTCTATTTCATCAACAATTTTTTGTTGAAGACGACTAGCAAAAAGCTCTGTATATCCGCTAACTGGCTTGCCCGCCTTCTCAGCAAGATCGACCATTTTGTTTTGCAAATTAATAGCCGCTTCCTGATCTATTGCATCCGACGGTCTAGCCATCATCACTTCAAACTGATTCTCAAGAGCCTGCATTGCTTCTGCAAACTCATCATCTAAAACCGCTTGTTCAGAAGCTTCAATAGAAGCTCTTGCGTTTAGTGATTGCGCTCTTGCGATGTCATAATGAATAGCATCTTCTGCACCATAGGTTTTAACAAACTCTTCTCGAGTCATACCAGACGATACAGCTTCTGTTGCCGCAATTTTTGTATCAGCTCGACTTGTTGACCTTGCACTAACAATGCTTGACAGCGTACTGCTTAAGATCTGAGGGTCATTAAGAGCAACTGCGTTAGCTTTTACTCGCCCCTCAATAACTGCACGTTGAGTATCTGATAGTGCTGGGTCATTAAGTTTTTCAATGTCCTGAGTAATTTCTATTTGGGCATTGTTGATGCGCTGGTTGTTACGTAAAGAAGCCGCGTGCAATGTGTATTGTGCATCTCCAGATGCTGTACCTAATCGCTCATAAATGTCAGCAACTGCCGATGTATTACCAGATGCTTGAGCTTCAGATAGCTCTTTAAGCATGCCTTGAGTTTCTTCCTTCTTTCTTGATGCTTCAGGAAGGCCGCCAATTTTTTCTCCAACAGTAAACAACCCTTCAGCTAAAGCTGGCTGTGTTAAGGATCTAACAAGATCTCTACCAAAACGTGCCATCGTTAATCTCCTTAACCTATTCTAGGAAGTCCAATATCGTACTCAGAACCAAGCGCACCACTTAACAAGCCAGTTCCAAGTGCGCCAGCAAGGTTTGCTTGACCCAGCGCAGAAGCAAGAAGCATATCGATTCCAGATGCTCTGGCCTCTCCAAACAATCCTGCGCCATAAAGTTGCGCTTGTTGCTGTTGAGCCGCCGCAGTTTGCCCTGGGGCCAATGCTCCAATAAGTTGTTGCTGTGGTAAGTAAGCGCCCATTAATGCGCCCATGCCAAGTTGTTGCTGTCCTGCTTGTAATGCTTGCGAGCCACCTAACAAACCTTGACCTGCCTGCATAGCCTGTAACGCTTGAGCCTGTTGAGCCGCGCTAAGACCCTGCGCTTGACCAGCAAGACCTGTGCCAAGTCCAGCGTACTGTGCGCCAAGTGCCGCTTGTTGTGCTTGTTCTGCTTGCGCCTGACCCATAGCTCCTAGCATAGCTCTGTTTTTAGCTTCTTCTTGCGCTTGAGCCAAAGCCAATTGTTCAGGAGTACCGCCATATTGTGCAGTGCGCACACCTAAACGACCTTGAGCCGCCAAACGTTGCTCTTGCTCAAGGCGTTGACGTTCTTCTCCGGGTCGCTGTGCCGCTCTCATTCGTTCGTAGATAGCCGCTTCTCGATCAACCGTTGGCATTCCTGCCTGCCCCATGAACTGACCGCCAAGTCCAAATGCTTGTGTAGATGCCGCTCTAGTAGGATCCATGCCAAATACTGGCTGACCTATCATTCCCTGACCCCTACCAAGAACATCCATGCCGGCTTGCTGTAACTGCCCTGCACCGGGAGTTGGCTGACCTAACATTTGCCCTGCTTGACCAAACAATGCTTGTGACAGCGCCTGTTCTTGTGGCGAATAGGACATAGCGGTAGACAGTTGGCCTGTAGTTGGATCTAGCTGTGTGCCAAATGTGCCGCCTGTACCCGTAGTAATTGTATAAGGACGAAACTGCGCCTGACCTATTTGCTCTTCGGCAAGCTCAGAGCCCAAGCGGATACCTCGCTCACCAATATCTCCAAGCTCACCGTAGGCACGAGCAAGCAATCCAGTACCTGCGCCGCCTAATAAATAATCAAAAACCGACATTAGTAGGTACCCCCATCAATTGTTCCTGTTGACAGAGTTCCCGTGAACGTCAGTGCAGGAATAGTTACTGTGCCTGTAAACGTAGGCGAAGCAATGTTTGCCTTCGTAGCGATAGCCGTAGAAATCGCGTCGAATTCTGTTTCAAATTCAGCGCCCTTAATGATTTTGCCGCTGTCACCGGAAGGTAGACTGTCTTTAGCGGCAAAGTCTGTAGTCTTTGTATAGTTACTCATAGTACTTTACCCATTAGTGCTAACACGTTGATCTCTTGGAGAGACAAACCTGATCCGTCTATGTCTGCTTCCAACCCAATAGTAATGACGCCCCCGCCTCCTGTCGCATTAATTCCACGCCTAGAAGTAAGATCGCCGCCTGTAAACTCTGCTGTGCTGTTGAATTCGCTTTCATTAAAGTAGCCAGTTATCTGATTACCCACTGTAAACTCCGAAGTTTGGAAAAATGTTCCAAAGTCATACGCCCACTTTAAAAACATAATTGCGCTGTTTGCGCCAACAATTGTAGGACGTAGCTTCTTTAGTATTTTTAAACGAGAAGGGTCGCCAAAGGTAAGGCCGGGGCTGTAATACTTAAAGCGGTATGGCTCGCCATTGTCTCTGTAGCCTGTGTACTTGCTAATCCCGTTGCCATTACCAATGTATAACGTGCCATCTTCAAGACGTCCGTAAGCTGTAAAGCCAGTGCCGGGCCATCGAGTAACACGATAAGCACCACCTTCTACCGTACCTCTAACGTCAAAGCAGTACGTAGTATCTTGATTAACAAAAGTTAATAAGTAAAAACCATTTTCTGGGCTGTAGACTGTTCTAAAGAAACTGATCTCGTTTTGTATAAGATCAATGATGTCTTTAGTTATATTGTTAGACAGGCTTGTAATTGGCATGGACTTTTCTTGTATTGTCCTGCCAAAACTTTTTAAACCTGTATGGGACAAAAACAATACGTCCGTACCTGTGTACTGCACGGTATCTCTGTCAACACACCCAACACCTGCTACGGTATCGGCAAGGGACATGGTGGCAGGAGCCTCTGCTCCCTGATACACAACAATGCTGTGCTTACCAAAAATAATTAGTAAGCTATTGTGTGCCGCCAGCGCCACAATCTCGTCATAGCCGTCAGGCCATACCTTTGAGATATCAATGGACCCGCTAGTACCACCAGACCAATTATGCCCAATAAGAAGATCAGACCAGTAAACAGTAGACTTGTCGTTACCAAAGTCAGCTGTCCAAAGTCGACCGTATGCGGCTAAGACTTCATTGCCATATATCGCGCTAGTTACACCAGCCGCGCCAGACACTGTGCTTAACTTGATTACTGATCCACCTGCATTGTCATAGACAAGCGGCTCATAGCTACGCTGAAAGAAATAAATCTTGTCATTGAAGTTGACCATCTTCCAGTTGTCAGCAGTAATCGTATAACTACCCGGCGTTTCATTAGCTAACGTAGTTGTGCCACTAAGAATCTTGTTATTACCAACAGAAAATATTTTGGTGTTACCTGCATTATCTTCAAATTGCTTGATGGCTCTAATTTTTGCAGATCCAAGCTGAGTTTTATTTGTAGTAATTACACTATGACCTTTACGAGACGCAATACGTCCACGCTTGTCGATTACTGCATTGTCAGCAACATCGGCAAACGACGGATCTTGTGACAGCGGAGAATCTTCTGTATTGATTCCCTTGAAAGCTGGAGCTACAAGATTAATGCTTTGTAGTGGTTGAGCCATAACTACCTCACGCCGTATAGAAGATTACTTCTTCTGGATGTTTTTGTGCGTCTAGTGCAATAGCATCAGATAAATATTTGTCAGCAATAGCAAAATATTCAGGTGCTGATGTACCTCCTGTTTCTCCACGCTCCCTAGCCAACAATGCAATAGCCATGTGAATTACCGGCATAGATGGGATTGTCATTGTGTCATCGTTAGCAGATAGGTCAGCCGCACGTTTTACGCAGTTAAAGCGAATAGTGTATGCCTTATCAGGAGTTGGATAGATGTCTATCTGTGTGTCGCCATCACTGTTTACGCCGTTGTATGTGTAATACGTAGGTGCGCTTTTACGTGGGTCAGAGATCAAATAAGCCTCATCAAAAAATGATGCCGTTTTGTATTCCATAAACAAATTAGACGTATCGTTAATTACATTAAGCGCCTTAATTCTGTTTTGACTGCCCGTAAGCGTATAGTTAAAAACATCTGCTGTTGTAGTAATGGTCAAGATGGTTCGTAAAGCTGACC